GAAGCTTCGTAAGGTTGATGGTTACTGGAACTATGATAAGTCAGAGTTTTCTGCACCATCTGCTTTGTTGGATGATGACGATGAACTTGAAAGGATTTACAACAAGTTGTATTCTCTTGAAGAGTTCACTGCACCGTCAAACTTCAAGTCCTATGAAGAACTGAAGACTCGTTTTGAGTTGGTTCTTTCTGGTGTTACTCCTGCTCGCACAGTTGAGACTCTTATGGAAGATGAACCTGTTGCGACTCCAAGGGTTGAGACTAAACCAGAGGAACCGATTGGAGTCGGAGAACGCTCGCGAGCTCGTGTTAGTCAAGTCGCAAAGAGTGATGAGTCAGAAAGTGAGGATGTAATGTCCTACTTTGAGAAACTGGCAGAAGAAGCCTAGAAAGACATTAGTTCAGGTATTAAACCCAAGTCAGTCCTTGACTTGGGTTTTTTTATAATATGGCAACGTAGTTTGTTGGTGGACTTATTGGCATAGCCGCAGCGTTAGTGACGCTGGATGACGATGCATCAACAGGTGCATTAGTAACATTGTTGACCACAACTGGAGCAGCTGCGCCTCCTGTTTTACTGAGTGCAGCCGTGTTAATTTTGTTGATAACCTCACTCATTTTCTCTAAAGGAATAATCGCTTCTTGAGGATGAATGTTTACCAGGCCTTGTTTAGTTGTTATGCCACCTACATTGGCATTCGGAGTTTTTGCAAGTTTGTCAAGTTCTGCCTGCAACTTTTCTCGTCTATCCTCTCTAAGACCAATTTGTCTTTTCTCCTTACCTGTTAACTCTCTGCCTCTCGATTTTGCATATTCTTTAATTTCTGCAATTTGATCGTCAGCGACTTTGATTCTCTTTTCAAGTTCTTTTGCCTCATTTGGATCTGCAATAATACCTAACTTTTGAGCCAGAGCCGCTAATTTTGGATACTCTGCTAATATATTTTCTAAACTGAAGTTTTCTTTAAACCAATCACCAACTGATGTAATCAGATTTGCTATAGAATCACCAATGGCTGTTAATTTATCTTTACCTTTTTGTAATGCTTTTGGTATTGTTTCTGCAAAAAGTTTCCCGATATCAGAAGGTAGTCCACCTTTTTCTTTGTACTGACCTATACCAAAAATATAATCAAATGATTTTGTAATGTTTGCAGCAACGTCTATTGTCTTCAAAAATTCTGCAAATTTATCGAATCCTAACTTCTCTGCAATCCAACCGCCCAATTTAACAAAAAGAAGGTCAACGATTTCGCCAAATCCTTTGAAAACACCCTCTACGCCTCTAACAACTATAAGTCTTATTTTTTCGCCCTGACTTACTTTTTCTTTATCTGCCTCATCTGCACCTCCCATGGCACCACTAACAAAATCAAAGAGAGATATAAAGAACTGAACAAAAGGCCCAACTATCGCCCGTAATGCTTTAAATCCAAATGAACCCATCTTCTTTATGGTGTCCATTGGAAGTAAATTTTTGACACCATTTAAAAATCCTAAAAGACCTTTACCGGGCGCGTCCGCCGTTCCCGCTACGCCGATGACTGCTTTTATTGGTTTCATTATGGATTCAAATGTTCCTGATATGGTTTTTTTGAAATCCTCTCCAAATGTGAATGTTCCGAAAACCTCTTTGATCTTAGTTAAAAATGTTGTCCCTATACCATTTAAAGTCTCCAGGGCTAACTTGCCCGTCTTAGCGGTTCCAGTTGCGATGCCTTGTATTTGTTTTGTAATACCCGTTTTAATTGTAGTAAACAAATCTGAAATAAAAGTTCCAGCTGCTTTTAGTTTAGTTACGCCTGCTGTGATTTTAGAACTAATACCCGTTTTAATTTTAGTATACAAATTTGAAATAAAAGTTCCAGCTGGAGTTAGTTTAGATACACCCGTATCCCATGCCATGGTCAGGCCAATTTTAAATTTAGTAAATAAATCGTCCAAATATGTACCAAAACCTTTCGTCGTAAGCCACTCTGGTGGTGTGTATTTGAAATCAGAAAGTTTGGTTAAGAGATTAACTATACCTGTTATTCCAGCAGAAATGCCGTCTATGACTTTTATAGTAAGTTTGAATGGAAGCAATGCTATAGTTTTAAGGAGTTTAAGGGCATTCACCACATTCGTAAATGTTTTTGGTAATCCAAATGCTTTTATGATAGCGTCAGTGTTAGTAAGTGTTGCAATTCCTGCAATAATTCCACTCATTGCTAAACCTTCCACTAAAAATCCGAACACAGTTGAGAGCACACTAAATTTATCACCTGAATCTTTTTCAAGTTTTTTACCAAACCCTAACGATTTTAATATTTCGTCTAAAATATCGTTTGTCTTTTCTTCTCTCTTTATTGTTGCGGATTCTCTAGCATCACGCTCCGCCGGACTATCTTGCTCCGGTGCTTGCGCCGCCAATTGCTGTCTTAGTGCAATTCCCTCTTCTTTAACAGCATCAACCACTGCTTCAAAACTAGACATCGTTCTACTTCTTACTCATGTATGCTGTCATGCCCATATAGGCACCCACTACACCAGCCATGCCGATATAGAATAAACCAAAAAGATCAGCAAGGGCTTGGATTCTTGAATCGGGGAAAATAGGTAGAAACACAAGGCCAGTGAAGACCAGCATAGAAATAAGAGATACCCACGCCATACGACGCTGAGCATCTGCCTTTTCCTCTTGCATTTCAAGTTCTTCAAGTTTTGCCACTGCTGTCAGTTCTTCATCACTCACCACACCATCTCCGTCTACATCATATTTTGCATAATCACTTGTTGGTTCCAATGTTTTTGGACTCATTTTGATTATCCTCTTCTTCTTTGTTGTTCTTGTTTTATTCTGTCTTCTTCATCCTTTATCCATTCAACCAATAATCCCACATAAATGTCTCTTTCCCATGGCATCATATTTTCAATCTCAGTTAAACTATATTTATGATGTTGCATCAACCCAAAATTAGTTTTAAAATAATTCACTAGGGTATTATGAGAAAGAGTTAGGTTAAAAAATCTCCCAGCCCTTCTAGGGAAACTTGAGAAACCACTCCAGTTTTAGGATTTTCTACATCCAACACATGTCTTAGTCTAGGCATGGTGGAAAAGAAGTTTTGTAACTTCTCAAACATTTCTTGTGTTAGACTATCTACGAACTCATTGAGTTCTTTCTTTGAGATGTCAGCAACATTGTAAGTATCTTCTCCAAAATTTATAACTTGAATACACGATTTGATAATGAAAAATACTTTTTCTGTGTCACTTTTAATATTTGCTGATTTTATAGTTGTGTCGATTGTTGGATATGAAAAGTCAATGGACAACGTATCTGTCAGATCCACATGAGTTGAGTGTTCTTCATCTACTAAAATCTGAATGTCTTCTATGTCAATAGATTTCTCAACATAGGTTTCTCTATCATCTGGACACAATAGTCTAACATCAATCGTTTCTGAAACAGACTTTGATCTAATCTTGATGAATGCATACTCAATGTCAAACATTGGATCATTCTTTTTACCAAGACTACCAAATGTGCATGAATGCACTAAATCTAAAACCGCATTGTGTGTTGCAGTCTCTGTTTGTTCTTCCATCGCCAGAAGAAGAATCTTTTCTTCTCTTACAAGAAATGGTCTAAACTCTATCTCATCTCCTGTAGATGGTACTGTCATCATATATTTCGGCACTTCAAGTTTTGGTAAGGCCATAGTATTTTCTCCTATCAATTCAATTGTTATAATTTATGTAATCAATGAGTCCTAGATTTCTGTGGCATCAGCTGGATTAATATAAGTATCAGAAACATTTCTAGATGACTGTGAAATATCTGGTTCGGCTTGGGGTTGATTAAATGGTGCGTCTGACCCATACCTAGATATGTCTGTGGTGTATCTGAATCCAAACTCTATGTTGATTGTTGCAAAACTGGTTGTCGCAGTTGCATCAAAGTCAACCTGACCAATGGTCATTGGATATGCTTCCCAACACTTAAGACCATATCCTGGCACATCTGTTCCAGTGTCATTTAAACCACTACTAGATCTGTTAGTCATACTGTAAATTTCTATTGAACCCTTATACTCATCATAGTAGTTCAGGTTCCAAGTATGCTCATCATACGCTGTTCTCTGCCAGGCATCAAATGTTTGTTTCAGTTTAAATTGTTCATCAAGTAAGAAAGTAATTCCCACAGTATTAGCAAAAGTTATACCTGAAACAATATTTCTATTTGGACCATATATGTTAACATCTTCTACTGTTGAGAAGTTAGTGCCTGGCATAAAAACAGTCTGTGCTCTGACCAAAAGGTCTGGTGCCTCCATTGCTGCTCTAAAAGGTCTATTCGGCGGCCCTGGAGGGAAATTTAAACGAACCACAAATTGATTGGTTCTAACAATACCTTCTTTACTGATTGAGTTTCGCAACTCAACAATAGTATTTTTTTTGCCAGGTGTAACGTCAAAGGTTTTTATTAAATTTGGATTAGCCATTAGACCATGCTCCTAGAGTCTGCCCATACTTCAGATGCAGAAACACTTTTCTTTGCATTCTTGAAGTTGTGTACGGGTAGTAATGCTGCAACAACAAATTCATCTGATTGAATAATACGAAATTCTGATTTTACAAAACCGTTTAGGTATTTTTTAATAGTAGGCTTCAAAAGACTAATCCTTTTTAATCCCTGATAGTTTACATCATTGGGAAAGTTAACTACCTTATCTAGCAATCTCATTCTCAATGGTATAGGTAAGTAATGAAAGTTGATTCCCAAAAATCCACCACTAATTCCACCTATTGGCATCACCAGTGGAAAGGTATCGTAATAGGGCAGAGTCAATCTATTCTTAGGTCCATAGACAAACATATTCAATTTGCCAAAAGATGGTGATTTATTTCTTCTACCATCTCTAAGCAAATCTAGACGACGGGGAGTTCCAAACTCTTTTATCTTATCCCTATACCATTGTGTTGAATATTCTTGACCCTCGGCCGCATCTAATACCTGACGAATATAATCTGATTGTGCCATAATAACTATTTATAACGAATACCTAAATCGTCCTCTGTTAATATCTTGAACTCCATTCCTTTGTCTTCACACCAAGGCACAGCCGCCTTCCACTTTGCTTCATTGACGCCCCAAGTCTTGACCTCATTAAACCATCTCTGTGTTTTTCTTTTGGGCGTGGTAGTCGGTGGTTTACATTGTTTCTTTGGCTTGACTTCTATAATCATCTTCTTGACTTTTCCATCTGCCTGACGAACCTTGATGTAGAAGTCAGGAAAATAACGATGCACCCTATTATCCCAAGGTGATATATAGGGTATGATAATTTCTTCACTACCCCATTCAAGAATAGAGGCACTTCTGTCACAATACTTCATAAACTTCAGTTCCCACAAGGAACGGTATACAATGTTGTTGTGATTGCCTCTATATTTCTTGGGATTTTGTGGTGTGTATCGTCCTTTGTATGACATAACGTATAAATATATGTAATAAACTTATTTAGGAAGTAGAAATGCCACCACCTGGACACACAGTACGAACATACAAACCCCTTAAACCAACTAGCGGTGTCGATGTGGTCGCCAACGACGCAGCCGCAACAAAAGCACGGATAGCTGCACGAGGATCTTATTTTGACCAGCCGGGTCTTAGAGATGGTGATGAGTCACCCACATCTACACAAAGACGTTCAAACTTATCTACAAGAATTTTACGGTTTCCACTAAATGTACAAACTGGTAGAACTGACCCTAGCCATTATATTATTTTTAACAGAATAAAACTTGAAGCAGGTAGAGGAAGTGAGGATGATAAAAGCATAACGTTGAAGAATAAAAAGAAAAGCACTAAAGCACAAATATCTCTTTATATGCCAGCCTCTGTCAATGTTGGATATAAATCCAAGTATGAGGATCTTGAGGTTGGCATTGGTGCAGAATTAGGTGCATCTGTTGCTTCTGCCATTTCAAATATCACAGCCTCAGACAAAGGTTTTTCCGCCGCTGCGACAAAAGAGGCCTCAAGAATTAAAAACGATCTAGGCGTGGCCGCGGGTGATATTGCCAATCAAATAGGACTTGGCGCTATAAATTCAGCTCTCGGTGTACTTCCTGGCCTGGGTGGTTTTAAAGAAGTTGCTCAGTTGAAAGCCAACAAGGTGATAACTGATAAAATGGAGCTCTTCTTCAAAGGTGTAAACAGAAGAGAATTTCAATATGAGTTTACTTTTATACCAACTAGTGCAGAAGAGAGTAGAGCCGTTAATGATATTATTAAAGAATTTAAGTCAGCAATGTTACCTGAGTACACATCAGGAATTGTCACTAAAGGGCCAAGTGATAGAACGCTGACTGTACCAGACCTGTTTGATATCAAATACATGTATCTGGATGGGAACTATTCAGCTAGAGAAAATAGATATTTAAATAGAATAACAACCTGTTACCTTACAGATATGTCAGTAAAGTATGGTTCCGATAGGTATACTGCGTATAGACCAGACGATCTCGGTGCACCACCACAAAATACGAGTGTGACTCTCAACTTCCAAGAAGTTGAAATTGTAACAAGAGAACGTGCAGAACAAGGGTTTTAAAAATGTATTTCGCATCATTCCCAAAGGTACAGTACACTAATGTCCTTGGTGGACAAAAACAGACCGTTACGGATATTCTTAAAAGAATAGCCGCTAGACAAGCGGTCAAAAACAATGCAACCTTTTTCACCAAATATAGAGTGAGAGGAAACGAGACACCAGAGGATCTTGCGTTTGATCTCTATAAAGATGCAGAGCTTCACTGGGTTATTCTACTGACCAATGACATTTATGACAGGTATCACCAGTGGCCCATGAATAACAATCAGTTTCTTACGTTCGTGAATGATAAGTATACGGACGTTAATGCTGTGCACCATTATGAAATAACTCAAACCTCTGGAGACACCACAATCAAGATTGATATTGGCCAAGACAATACGGATCATCCAACCGCAACGTCTGTGACTAATTATGAATATGAAGACAATAGACAAGATGAATTGAGGCAGATAAAACTCTTGAGAGAAGATCTTGTTGGTCAATTTGTTTCCGAGTATATTTCCCTACACAAAACTGGATTGCGTAATACATGACGAATGTTGTTAAAGCTAATGACCTAAAAAGAGCTGGTGATTTCACCATAGATGATTGCAGACTTACGCTCTCAAGTGGTGTAGAATTGGATATCTCTGGTGTTTTAGTAGAGGTGCAACTCTATGAAAGTATTGATACTTCTTCTGTAACAGGAACAGTCTCTTTTGTCAATACAGATGGATTATCTAACAGTGGTCCTATTATCGGTCAAGAGTATCTGAAACTCAAAATCAGAACACCAACATTTGAGAAAGAAGAAAACATAATTGATTTTACAGAGAACGTTCTTCATGTAACAAACGTAACCGTATCTCAAGTGGGTAATAAAGGCGAGCTCATATTGATGAATGTCATAACTTCTGAAGCTGTCAGAAATCAAGGTGCTGTAGTTTCTAGAAGTGTGGAAGGGACATATGATCAATTTGTTAGGACGTTGTTAGAAGATGACCTGAAATGCACAAAAAAATTAGATATAGAGAGAACAGAAGGTCTGAGAAAATACGTTCTTCCTAATAACACTAATCCATTTGACCTTATTAAGATTTTTAGAAGAAAGGCTGTGTCTGCTGACCCTGAACGTATGCTCAGTCCTACATACGTGTTTTTTGAAAACTTTAGAGGATATCACTTTAAGACATTAGAAAAAATGTATGGACAAGATCCAGTGATGACTTACTTTGAATCTAGTTTTGGTGCTGATATCGGAGACAGGGACCAAGAAAATCCTAAAAAAAGGTTAGAAAGAGAGTTGTCAACTATTCAGGCAGCCTCTATAATCAATCGAAAAGACACATTGGTAAACATGTCATTAGGTGCTCTATCATCTGAACTTACAACTTTTGATGTTGTGACCAAGCAGTTCAACGGCGGTAATGGTCCAAAGACTCCGTTTGTATATAACTATTTTGATGACAGAAAGAATGAGAAACACATTAATGATTTTGATAAAGAGTCAAAAGGAGATAACCCTATCTACTCTGAAGTGACCAGTGAAAATAAAAGAATTTCAGATTCGAATCATGTAGATTTTCTATCTTTTACAGCAACAAGCAATGAAAAAGATACATTGCACCAACCTGATGATGGTTCTTTGTCTTTTGAACCAATCAAAACGGATGAGTGGTTGCAACGTAGACGTTCATTTATGGTGAATCTTTATTCAGGTATAGGTTTGAATTTACGTGTCAATGGAAACACCAAAGTTGGTGCTGGTGATATTGTTATCGTAAATCTTAAAAGTCCATTGACAGCTAAGAAAGAAAAAGCAGAAGATTTTAAAGATCGATATTTTAGAGGAAATTTTCTAGTCACAAAGGTAGAACACACTTTTAAACTTTCTAACAGCAAACATGAAATGCAAATGACGGTGATGAAGGACTCTATGGAAAGTCCATTGCCTGGTGGTGTAAATGAAGAGCCTAGGTCTGTTCAACAAGGTGATCCTGAACAAACTACTAATGATTCACGCACGGCAGCGCAAAGACGTGATGGTAGAACTGGCACCGTTGTAGCCGTCACTCCATCTAAAAGTCAACAAGAGATGATTGAAAAGTTTGAAAATGATCCTGAGTTCCAAGCAGCATGGGAAAGGCTTAAGAGGGACCGTCCACAGGTTGACAAGGCAGAATTTTATCGTGTGATTTATGGAGAAAGTCGTGGTGATCACACGATACGCAATAAATCTTCCGGCACGGTGGGATTGTTTCAATTTACGAGAGGCACAGCAAAAGGTCTTGGTACATCAGTAGAGGAAATAGGAAGAATGACTCCTGCTCAACAAGTTGATGTATACAATAAATATTTAAGAAGTTATAAAGGCGGTGGAGTTGGCTCTCTATCTGTGTATGGCGCTGCGCCATCTTTTGCACACAGATCAGATGACACAGTTGTTTATAAAGTGGGTTCAGAAGCATGGAGAATTAACAAAGCATATCGCCCTGCTGATAATGGACCCATCACTGTAGGATCTCTAAAGAGATACCTTACTAGCAAGAAGTATTCAGCATAAAGGAGAAAAACCATAAAAAAACCTATTAACTCAAAACACAAACTATTACTTCATAAGGAAGAAAAAATGAAAAAATCACGTAACCGACTTTTAAAAATGCAGAATTTTCAGAGACAAGAAAGGAGGGTTGAAAAAATAGAGCCAATTTCAGAAAACCATAAATATGAATTAGAGTTAATAGGGAGAACACGTAATGAAGACGTTCAGAGAATTAAAAGAGGGACTCAACGACCCCAATATATTTAAGGCATTCTTCCTTGCCGGTGGTCCTGGTAGTGGAAAGTCTTACGTTGCTGGAAAAACTATAGGTGGTTCTGGCCTCAAAACTGTAAACTCTGATGACGCATTTGAAGCCCTGCTTACCAAAGCAGGGTTGTCTATGAAAATGCCGCCAGAAGAAGAAGCAGAAAGAGATGTTGTTCGGGCCCGAGCAAAAGCAGTCACCAAAATACGACAAGACAATTACCTAGAAGGTCGCATTGGACTTATCATTGACGGCACAGGTAAGGACTATGAAAAACTCACAAGACAAGCTGCAGCTCTTCAAGAGCTTGGTTACGATACGCATATGTTATTTGTGAACACTTCTCTTGATGTTGCACTTGAAAGAAATCAGAAGAGAGCTAGAACTGTTCCTGAACCATTAGTGGTCAAGTCTTGGAACGACGTGCAAAACAATATCGGTAAGTTTCAAAATTTCTTCAAGGGTAATTTCATCATTGTAGATAACAATGACGCAAAAGAAGATGTGCTGACTTCTGTTTTCAAAGAAGTTCGTAAGATGCTTGGTAAGAAGGTCAAAAACCACAGTGCAAAACAGTGGGTTGATATGGAAATGAAACGTAGAGGTATCACAAAAGCACCAAAGGGATTTTAACCCTTGACAGTTCACATTCATTTTTGATACAATATTATAACTTGGTAGAAAAATGAACGTAACACAAACAGCACAAAAAAGAATAGATGATATACTTACCTTTGATTCTGTATTTCGCATAGAGATACAGGGCGGCGGTTGCACTGGTTTCAAGTATAACTTTGACATAACAGATGTTGAAGAAGGTGATATACACATAGGAAATAAAGTGGTGGTAGACCCTTTCAGTATGACTTATTTGGAGGGATCTACTTTGGACTTTAAAAACGATGTCTTTTCACAGTCGTTTGTAATAGAAAATCCTAATGTCAAAACAACATGTGGATGTGGTGAGAGCATAGGATTCTAGGAGAAAACGGTGTATCAATACAGTTGCATAATCAGAAAAGTCGTTGATGGTGACACAGTTGATGTAGATATTGATTTGGGTTTTGATACTTGGAAACTAAATGAGCGTGTGCGTCTATATGGTGTCGATACACCAGAGAGTAGAACAAGAGATCATATAGAGAAGGTCTTTGGTAAAGAAGCTTCAAGGATTGTAGAGAGTTTTTTACCAGTGGGATCGAGACAGACTCTTGAGACACTTAAAGACAAAGCAGGCAAATTTGGTAGAACTCTTGGTAAGTTTATCATATTCGACCCAAAACAAGATAGAGAAACAACCATCAATGATTTTCTAATCGAAAACAACTATGCAGTTGGTTATCATGGACAATCAAAGGATGTCATAATTCAAGAGCATCTTGATAATTACATTAAACTAGTAAAAAGAAAACCGGAACTAATCCATGAAAATACTATTAATCAGTATGTTAATAGTCGTCGTTAGTGGTTGTAGTAGCGTTTCTTTAATTTATGGCGGTCTTGACATGACTAGCAATATCACTACTGGAAAAGGAGTAGTTGATAATGTTGTGTCTGAAATGAACGGTGCAGATTGTAGAATACATAGATTATTTAAAGGTGAGGAGATTTGTAAAGAGGATGAGTAATTGGTGGATTGAGGAATATAAAAAATTCCATAGAGATATAAATGATTATGGTAATGGTGGAGCCATGAAATTTCACCACCTTCACATAGACGATCTAATCAAAGACACAGAAACAGAGACACTGCTTGATTTTGGTTGTGGTAAAGCAGAAGTCTATACAGAAAATGATTGGGGTTGGCCAAAGCCGACCCTTTATGATCCTGCCATACCAGAATATTCAGAGTTACCATCAGGCACCTTTCACGGTGTAATATCTACGGATGTGATGGAACACATACCTGAAGAACAACTGCCAGAGGTTATCGAACAGATATTCTCACGAGCAGAACGGTTTGTGTATCTTGGTATTGCAAATAATGAATCCAGTGCAGTTCTTAGCGATGGTTCAAATGCTCATGTGACAAGAAAACCTGTTGAGTGGTGGGCAGAGAAAGTTGATCAATATGCACCGGAAAAAATATATTGCCATATCAAGACATATGGTGATTCGAATGGTTATGTGATTTTGAACGAAGAACATTATTTGGAGTGGTATATTAATGGCATCTGACATCAGTGAAAAATATAGGTATGTTGTGAGAAAGGTTGGTGATGATGAGTATGACGATCAAACATTCATTGGACTAACACCAGAGGCTGGACGATATCAAGGCGTGATATACAAATATGGCCGAGTGGGTGTTGCAGAAGAAGAAAATCCTGATGGCACCTTGAATTTGCAATTTGACTATGGTATAGTAGATAACAATGGTCACAAAGAAGAATATTTCAGAGACGACTTCAAGAATCTGATTGGTGACATTTTGGTTGATATCATAGACAAAGAGGCACTGAATGATAACGATTGAAAAAACACTTGACAATCCTACTGAATGATGAGATAATGTTTATGGTGAGAAAACAGAAGAGATTATTATGATTACTGGTGAAGATAAAGTTTATATCATGGAATTGGTTGAGAAACTAACCCCTGATATTCTTAAAGAAATAAGTTTTGATCCAAATGTTAAAGAGGTGGGACACTCGTTTGGTGATCGTTATGAAGATGTTCTTGTAGAAAAACTACTTGATATAGATGATGATTTTACAGAACCAACAGAAACACGGTCTAGTGATGACCTTAAATATAAAGCTAATTACATAAACATAAAATTCGGTTACAAAAAGAATGGACAACCTAATATATGTTCTATGAAACGACTTTTTAATTATCTACATGATGATAAAATTGATTCATATTATATTTTAAGTGTTGATGCAGACGGACCTGTATATCAGTTCTTCGATGTTTATGACTATTTGTATTATACTAATTTTAATTATGGCACAGGACAGTTGATGTTATGTGAAAGTAAGATGAAAGAGGTATATAACTTTAACGATGAGTTTTCATTAACAAAAAAAGATAAAATCATTATTATGGGTGACATGATGCGAGAAGAATGTGACCGTCACATAGAATTAAAAAAGAAACAACAAGCTAAAATAGATAGGATTATTGATGAGTATAAACAAGGTAATTTGTCACAATTCTGTGCAGCTTAAATTAGATTATCAGGTCGATGCAATTGTTACAGACCCACCATATGGTATTAATTATGATGAGTGGGATAAGTATGAGAATTGTGTTTCCTTTGATAAGAACACTTGGAAAAATATTGCAGAAAATCTGAAACCGGGCGGTTATCTTGCAATCTTTGGTGCGGCTAGAACATTTCACAGATTAGTGTGTGCGGTGGAAGATGCTGGACTTGACATTAGAGATCAACTCCTATGGTTACATTCGATGGGTATGCCTAAGAGTAGTAATGTAGGTAAAAAATTACCAGAATGGGAAGGTTGGGGAACAGGACTCAAACCTTGTTACGAACCCATTCTACTGGCACAGAAAAAATGTGAAGAAAAATCTATTGTTAAAAATGTTAAAAAACATGGTGTAGGTGCTATTAATATTGATGCCTCTCGTACACCAGAGGGTAGGTGGCCCGGTAATGTTTTGCATGATGGTAGTGATGAAATAGAAGAAGAATTTGCAAAGTATGGTGAAAAAGGTAATGGTTGGTCAAGGAATTATGGAACAGAAGATTATCAGGGTAGACAATATAAAGGCGGTAAATTTGGTGGTGGCAGATTTTTAGGTAATACCACCTATGCAGACAAAGGAACTGCATCTAGATTTTTTTATAATGTCAAGGCATCTGTAAAAGAGAGGACTCACGATAGAACTATTGAAAATACACATCCCACAGTTAAACCAATAGATGTTATGAAATATTTAATTAAAATGGTCACACCACCAGATGGTACTTTATACGATCCATTTACAGGAAGTGGTACAACATTGGTTGCTGCTAAAGAGTTGGGTTATTCTTTTGTTGGTTGTGAAATGGAACAAAAATATGTTAATATCACAAATGAAAGATTATCAACTGTAAATAATTTACAAGAGTTTATGAATGACAACGATTGAACAGACAGCACTTGCAAACCTAATACACAATGAACAATATGCACGTAAAGTATTACCTTTCATCAAGGGTGACTATTTCTCTGATAGGACTGAACGCATATTGTTTGAAGAGATACAGAAGTTTGTAGAGAAGTATAATGCGCTTCCCAACAAGAACTCAATCGAGGTTGAGCTGGACAGTCGCAAAGATTTGAATGAGGATGATTTCAAGAGAGTCATAGAAGTAGTTCGGAGTCTAAAGAAAGACGATGATGTAAATTTTGACTGGTTAGTGGAAACAACTGAGCAGTTTTGTAAAGATAAGGCGGTGTATAATGCGATTGTTGACGGCATTAAAATCATTGATGGAAAAGATAAATCACGAGGTGCAGATGCTATACCTAGTATTCTCACAGATGCCCTGGCTGTTGGTTTTGACAATCGGGTTGGCCATGATTACCTTTCTGACACTGATGAGCGGTTTGAATTCTACCACAAAGTAGAGGAGAAGATTCCATTTGACTTGGAGTTCTTCAACAAAATCACTAAAGGTGGTTTGCCACAGAAAACACTGAACATTGCACTTGCTGGCACTGGTGTCGGTAAATCTCTGTTCATGTGTCATATGGCAGCCAACTGCTTGATTCAGGGTAAAAGTGTTCTGTATATCACACTAGAGATGGCAGAAGAACGCATTGCAGAACGTATTGATGCAAACCTGATGAACATCTCTATTGATGATTTGCATGAACTACCCAAGCAGATGTATGACACCAAGATAAACAACATCATACAGAATACTACAGGACAACTGGTTATCAAAGAGTATCCGACTGCCTCTGCTCATAGTAATCATTTCCGTGGACTAATCAAAGAACTGGCAGTCAAGAAGTCTTTCAAGCCGGACATCATTTTTATTGACTATCTGAATATCTGTGCATCATCACGATTCAAGGCAAATAACAATGTCAACTCTTACATGTATATCAAGGCGATTGCTGAAGAATTGCGTGGTCTTGCAGTTGAAATCAATGTGCCCATAGTGTCTGCTACACAAACAACCAGATCAGGATACTCCAATAGTGATGTAGGACTGGAAGATACATCAGAGAGTTTTGGTCTGCCTGCAACTGCTGACTTGATGTTTGCACTTATCTCCAATGAAGAGTTAGAAGAGTTGAATCA